TCAGAGGAGAAAAGGATGACAGAAAAGGAAACTTTAAGGCAGACTTGAACCTTGGAATAGAAAATCAGAGATTCGGAGTAACATTTAATGCCGGATATGATACAAAAGGTCACAATGTAAGAGGAGGATTAGGATTTAGAGTAATCTACTAATTCTATGCTGAAATTTACAAAAAATAGGTATAGGTAGGTAAACTTGTACATATTTGTAAAATAAAAGGGCTGTCTCAAAAAGAAAAAAAATAATGTAAAAAACTATATTTTTGTACTGCACCTAAAATCTTGGACACAAGATTGGAGGTGCAGTTTTTATGAGTAAAATTTTAGTAAATGAAAAAAATATAGTTTTTTCATGTATTATATTTAATTTTTACTATTTTGAGACAACCCCTTTTATGCTTTAAGTTTACACAAATTCTGGATACTTTTGGATATACTTTCCAGACACTTTCAAATTTTATTTTTTAGATTATTAGAAGTTCTTAAATTATCTGAAATTATAATTTATCCAGATAGGAAAATCTCCCTTCAGAAGTTTTCCAGCCAAGGATTTTTTCAAGATTTACATTTTGTGTAGACTGGATTATTCTTTTTTTTATGTCAGGATTATTTTTTACAAGCTGTGCCAAAAGTTCCTTTGTTTCCCTTCTTTTGCTGGAAGTTTTTCCAGCGGCAACAGTACATCCGCAGTTCATAGGTAATATCCCATTATTTCTGACCCATTTTATAATTGATTTTTCTTCAACATAAAACAGTGGTCTTATAAGTTCAATATCAAAATTATCTGATTTAAGTCTGGGAAGCATTGTTTCAAATTTTCCCATGTAGAACATGCTCATAAGAGTTGTTTCAACTACATCATCAAAATGGTGTCCCAGGGCAAGTTTGTTACATCCGAGGGAAGTAGCCTTTGTATATAGGCTTCCTCTTCTCATTTTGGCACACATATAGCACGGGTAATCTTTTGCAATCTGTTCAGCAATTTCAAAAATATTATCGTTGTAAATTTCGCATGGAATTTCCAAATAATCCAGATTTTTTTTAAGATTTTGTAAATTTATGTCGTTAAAACCAGGATTCATAGAAATAAATACAAGCTCAAAGTTAGTTTTGCTTGCCCTCTTTAACTCCTGAAAAAGTTTTGAAAGCAGAAGACTGTCTTTTCCCCCTGAAATTGCAATGGCTATTCTGTCGCCTTCCTCAACAAGTTCAAATTCCTTTAATGCACGTATAAAAGGTGACCAAAGTTCACTTCTATATTTTTTCTGGATACTTCTTTCTATTTCCTTCAAAGGTTGTAGAGGTACTGCTGGCAACACTGTTTCACAGGCTGTATTTCCAAGCCCTGAAATTTCATTTTTTTCTATATTTTCCATTTTATTATTTTCTCCTCATAGATTTCTAATGGGTTTATTATATAATTGTTTTAAATATATTTCAAGGTTGGAATAAAAAATGATATAATAAATTAGAATTAAAATATACGAAAAGGAAAATATAAAATGAGAAAAAATGGAGAAGAGACAAGGACAGTACTGGATGGAATGGAAATTATACAGAGAAATGATTTCCAGAATTTTACTCTTGATTCTGTTCTGCTGGGAGATTTTGTTAAAATAAATAGAAAAACAAAGAAAATACTTGATATAGGGACTGGATGCGGCGTCATTTCATTGATTCTAGCAAAAAAGTCAAAGGCTGAAATAACAGGGATAGAGCTTCAGGAGGAAATGTCTGAGGTGGCAATAAGAAATGTAAATACTAATAATTTTCAGGACTGTATCAAAATAATAAACGATGATATTAAAAATTATGATAAGATATTTAGTAAAGATGAATTTGATGTGATAGTTACTAATCCACCGTATTTTGATTATGACGGAAATATTAATCAGATAAGTGATTTAAATCAGATAAGCAGGGCAAGGCATAATATTGATATAACAATTGAGGAAATAATTAAAATATCAGCTTATTTATTGAAAAATAACGGCTCTTTTTCAATGGTTTTTAGGAGTGATAGACTGGTTGAAGTACTGGGATTACTTACAAAATACAATTTGGAGCCAAAACGGATGAAAAACTGTTATACAGGAAAAGGTAAAAATGCAAAATTGTGCCTTGTGGAAGCGATAAAGGATGCAAAAAAAGGATTTGTAATCGAAGAAGCAATATATGTGTATAATGAAAATGGCGAAAAAACAGAATATATAAAGAAATTATATGGAAAGGATATTTAGGATGCTTGAATTAATAGGATTTATAATAGTGATTCTGCTATTGAGATTTTTATTCAGAACTACAAAATTTTTTATAAAAATGGCAATTATAATTTATGTTTTATTTATGGTATTTAAGTACTGGGAAACATTTATGCCAAAATAGGGGTAGGATTGAAAATTAAAGAATATGATTTTATTTTTTGTGTAAAAACCGGGAAATGAAAAAATTTTATTGAAAAAAAAGGGAAAATAATGTAAAATAAGTATAATTGCGAATGTGGTGGAATGGTAGACACGCTATCTTGAGGGGGTAGTGGCAGTAGCCGTATGGGTTCAAGTCCCATCATTCGCACCAAAAAAGCCCATATTCAAATACAGGCTAATTTAGTAATATCAACACTTCAATAGGTTGATATTTTTTTATTTTCACTTTTTTAATTAACATTCGGAACATCAGAAATAAATTATATCTATCTGTATCTTCCATATTTTCAAGTACTTCTTTTAAGATTTTTATATTATCAAGCTTTTCTTCGCTTATTGTTTTATCTTCTATTATTCTGTCAATATCGGCTATAGATTCTTCAAAGACTTGCTTTCTGCTTTTTAATTCTTCTAGTTTTTCATTTAACTCAAGTTCACTTATCAATTCTTTTGCAAATAATTCTAAATATTTAGTTCTTTCCCTGTCTATTTTCTTAATCTGCTTATCCAAATTTTCTTTATCTTTTAAATATTTTTCCAGTTTAGGCTTTTCATTTAAAAATTCCAATTCTTTTAAATTTAACAGTTTATGTATTATGAAATTCTCCGCTTTGTTTACAGAAATTGTTTTCTTACATTTCTCACATCTGTAATTAGTGTTATTTTTGAACATTTTACCACCGCAAGGACATTCTAGGATTCCTGTAAAAAGAAGTTTATTTTCAGAAGGCAATACACGTTGTTTAAATAGCATTTGCTGTTGCACTTCTTTAAAAACTTCATCGCTTATTATAGCTTCATGATTTCCCTTGAATATTGTTACTTCTTTATTTATTTTTACTTCGCCTGTATTAATATTATTTTCTTTTCTGCCGTACATAAGATTTCCTATATAAAATTCATTTTTTAGAATCCATTGTATTGAAGCTGGCTTTCTTTTAAAGATTTTTGCCGTTTCACTGATACTTCTAGTAGATAAATAAGTATTGAATATGCTTATGACATCCTCTGAAGTTTCAGGATCTATTACAATGTTGTTTTGTTCATCTTTTTTATAACCGAGTGGAACTGTTCCACCTTGCCATATTCCAGCTTTTGCCCTTGCCCATTTATTTGATTTTATTCTCATTGATATTTGTTTTCTTTCATAGTCGGCTAATACTGCAAAGATTTGAAAGAATAACATTCCAGTAGGAGTTGTTGTATTTATTTCAGATTGTGAGATAGAAACAAATTTTATATTGCTTTTCTGTAATTCTAAAACAAAATTTAACATAGTCAGAGTTACACGGGATATACGGGAACTTTCATAAACTACAAGTACATCGAAAGATTTTTTTTGTATTTCTTTCTGTAGTTTAAGAAAGCCTTCACGATTGTCATTTCCTCCACTTTCTACATCCTGTATAATTTCTTTTAATTTATATCCGTTCATTTTACAAAAATCTTCGCATTTTCTTATTTGAAATTCAAGTGAACGTCCTTCTTCCTGCATTTCAGTACTAACTCTGGCATATATAATTGCTTTCATTTATGCTCTCCTTTTATCTTGTTCCGCCTTGATTTTATATAAAAGTTTTAATATTTTTTCTTTATTTTTCATATTTATCTCCCCTTTTTTAAGCAATTTTCAGTCCTGAATCTTCTGCAACTGAGATTGCTTCTTCTAATATCTTTTTTCTTATTTTAGAAAATTTTGTGACTAATGTTTTAATATACATCTTGTCTTTTTTATTAAGTTTCAATTTTTCTGAGTAGATGCAATCTCTTATTGTGTCATAGCAAGCAATTATTCTGAAAGCTAAAGTAAAAGCTTCTGTTATCTCTTTGCAAGGACTTTTTATATAATTTCCAAATTGTTTTATCAAATCCCTGTAAAATAATGCATGAGTTAGTTCAAAAACCTTTATAACTTTTTCATTTTTTAAAGGCTCTTTATCCTCGATATTAAATAACCTCTCCAATGCTCTGTCAGTTCTATTTATTATGTCTGACCATTCCGGGAATCCGTAATCTAACAACATATAATTAATATGGTCTACTTTTCCTTTTTCTATCTGCCTTTTTATTTTAAATTCTGTCATAAACACTTTCATAACTGTATGAAGTGCATAATTGAGAACATAATAACTATAATTTTCTTCAATTGTTTCTTCAATTATTTTTTTCTCTTCGGCAGATAATTTGGGTTTCTTTACTTTCAACTTCCTAGCCATTTTCTTCCCTCTTTTCAAATTCTCTTAATTCTTTAATCGTGAATAATTTTTTTAACCTTTTTCCCTCTTTTACATAGCTTTCTGCCTGTTTAGTAGAGATGTATAAGTCGCCATAACTAATAAATACATCTATACTTCTAGCATTATTTACGATTAAATATCTTAATCCTTCTTCTTTTTTCTGATTTTCTTTTTCTTCTTTATTAAAAGAAAAACTTCTGTAATATATTATTACTTTATCTTCCTGTTCTGTTTTTGCTATTTCTATGTTACAGAAAAAACCTTTTCCTATTTCATTTTCTTTGCTTTTTATATAATCAAAAAATTTACTCATTATTTTCCCTCTTTTCGTGCCATTCAAGGCTACATTTTTTCATATATTCAGCATATTCTAATGCTTCTTCTCTTGATTTTAAATAGTTGCCAAACTCATATCTTTTGTTATCTGTTACGGTATAGTATTCCTTGTCTCTTTCTACACTAAAATCTGTATGTATTAAATAATAACTTTCTTCATTCCCTGCCCGCCATCTTTTCACTATTCCGTATTTTTCATTGATAGCTTTTACTTTTTCTTCTATCAATGTTTTTTCTTCTGATGTACATATGTTGATTATTCCATCATAACTTCGGCTTATGCCTTTTACAAATAGAAAAGATTCTTCAAAACAAGGGCTATGGCTTGATGCTATATTCAATTCTTTATCTTTAAAATTATTTCTTTTCAATATTTCTTCATTCTGCTTCGTAATTCTCCATGCCCATTTGTCAAAAACGGGCTGGAATTCTATTTCAAGAACTGTTTCTTTTTCCATTATTCTTCCACCTCTTCCTTGATTTTATCTAAAATTTCCTGATATTCTTTTATATATTTTTCTTTACTTTTTATTAACCATTCAGTATTTTTATTTTCTTCCAATTCTAAAATTTCTTCTTTCAATGAGTTAATATTATAATTTATATCTTCTATTAATTCGTTTAAGTCCTCGTATTCTTTTACTTCATCTTCTTTAAATTCGTTCCCGTCATCATCATAATAATAAGTAACTGTTTCTTCTGATAAATTATCTTTATTTACTATTTCTCCATTTACCAAATAAATTGATTTATTTTCATTAATATATTCTCCTGTCCAGTCATCTTCTACATATTTACTCATTATTCTTCCTCCTATTTATTCTTTAATTCATATGTTATAAAGCCTGAAATGAATATCCCTATAGCTGCTACATCTGCTCTTCCTGTTAAAGCTATTATTAATATATAAGCTCCTATCAAAGACCAAAAATATTTCATTAGCTTTCCTTTCTTGTCAAATCATATACATAATCTAACATTACTTCTTGAACTATTTTATTATCATGTTGTAGAACATAATCAATTGTTTTTTCCTTGTATTTCTTAGCTGTATCTGCACTTTTAAAATCCCCTGTCATTTTAAGACCATAAATGAAAACTTCAATTTCCCAGTCCAAGTATTTTCTAACATCTTTTCCAAATTCTTTTTTAACTTCACTTACAAGCATATGCCTGTAAGCTTTTTTCTGAAATTTTCTATTTATAAGATTCTGCATTATTTCCTCCTTGATTTCAATTAATCCCCCCCTGATTATTAATCCTCAAATGGATTTCCTTCACTGTTTTTGAATAATGATTTTTCTAAATCTTCATCATCTTCTCCTACTACTTCGGCATCTTCTACCTCTACATTTTTTGGCTGCTCCTGAGGAACATCTGAAATATTTGCCAAATCAATTCCACTTTCTTCAGCTTCATACATTCCTTCAAGTTCTTCGATAAATGCTTCTCTTAACGCTTGAGCCTTTGCTACTTTAGTTATCATTGTTATTGGTCTGTTTGACCAGTTAGTATTAGGAGTTCCATCACTTTTAGTCTGTATATATTCATCAAGATTGACTTCAACTGTAACTGGATTTTCCCAGTCCTTTCTGTAGACTGTACACCAAGCTCCTATAAGTTCTTCTTTATCTTTCAGATAGATTGTACTATCTCTTTTAATGAGTTCTCCATCTGATTTTCTAAGGACATATATTCCTACCTTTTTTCCATTATATTCTTTATGCTTTATTGCTCTTTTTTCAAGAGCGTCCCTTGATACAACCATTGTTGCAGGCTGATTTCCGTATTTGATTAAATATACTTCCTTAGTAAAAGGATTTAACTTTCTTGCCTTACATAGATGCATAAAATAAACTATTTCCTGTTCTGTAAGTTTATCAGATTGTCCATTTACAAGATAATTTTTAACTATTGAGGGACTAAGTTTTATTTCTTCATTTCCTACTGTAAAAACCATTAATTTATTATTTTTTTTGCTTTCTTCATTTGCTAATCTTCCCATTTTATTTCCTCCTATAATTCTATATTTTCTAATAATTGATATTTTATTTCATATTTATCTGATAATGCTTTCAATTCTTTCAAAAATGAAAGTGGAGCATTCTCGAATCTTATTGTAGTATCAAAATACTTTTCATTCTCGGCATTCTTTTCAACCGAGGGTATATTTGTTTGACTGACTTCTTTTTCTTTCGCTGTAGAGGAAATGTGAGAGTTTTCAGTTACTTCCTTTTTTATTGCTTCTTCAACTGCCACTTTTTTCTCCTGTTCCTTTTTTCTTTCCAGTTCTTCTAATGCTCTTCTTTTTTCCTCTTCTGCTCTCTTCTTAATATTTTCTTCAGTTGCCTTAATTTCATTCTTTTTATTTACTAAAGTTTTCATTATTTCATCAAATTCACAGTTCATTAAGTACTGAATATCTTTAAATGACAGTTTATTTTCTATTTCTTCGTTGACACTCTTCAACTGTCCTAAAATAAAGTTATATTTTTTGCTTAAAGAACTGAACTGTTCTTCCAGTTCTGTTTCAATTTTATTTAAAGTCATACCCTTATTTTTCCATTTGCTATTTTCAGTTATATAAAGCTTCAGTTCAGGATTTTCTCTGAAAACATTGTCAATAATTTCCGATATTTCTTCCTGCTTAGTTTCCCATTCTTTTTCCTCAAATTCTTTAATCTGAGTTCCTATATTGTTTGATAACATTTTAGTTTCTTTTTCAGCATTTTTAAGAGTTTCAATGATATCTTTTATACTTGACATTCCTTCTTTTTCTATTCTTTTTCTTACATCAGAAATGTTTTTTTCCAGTTTATTAAGCTTAGTTCTTTCTTCTTTAGCCACACCGATTTCCTCTTCTGAAACAACCCAACCAACATATTTCTCTTTTACTTCCTGCATGTATTTCTCAACTTCCTCTATGTTCATCTGAACAACAGCAGGAGTTATACTTCTTATTACTAGTTCCATTTTTACCTCCTAAATTTCTAATTTTTTTATATATGGAGGCTGAATATCATTTTTAATATAGTTATAGAATTCAACCTCTTTTTTTACTATTTCTTCAATATCTCCTTCGTCCCTTTCTATAAAATAAGTCCTTAATCTGTCGTCGCCCTGGATCCATGGAAAAGTTATTTCAGCAAACAGGACGGCATATTTCCAACCTGTCACAGCTAAATAATGCTGGACTTGTAAATAATAATGTAATGGTGGTTCTTTTCCCCAGTCTTTTTCGTATTTTTTCCAACCGTTGCAGGTTGCAGTCTTTATTTCCAATACTCCTTTTCCCAGTTCTTTATGCTCAAGAACTCCATCAATATTTGCACTCATAAAAGGGTATTTATTACTTATCAATGTTTTATTGAGTTCAGATACTTCATATTGCTTGTTTTTTGCTCTAAATAAATTTCTCAGGTGTGGTTCACTTTCTTTCCCTTTTCTGATAGCTTCATTATTACTTAAATCTTCAGGTTGTTCTCTTCCTGTTTTAATTCTCCATAATTTGACAATATCGTCGTCATATGGATTACTGCCAAGGACAATGCTGCAATCACTTCCACCAATAAATTTTTTTCGTATATCATGCCATTCTTTTTCTGAACGATATTCTATTTCCCTGTATTGCATTATTCCTCCTACTTTTTCAAACTCCATTTTTCCTTTTTAGCTGTCTCAAGTACGTTAAATACTTCTGATTCACTTATCTTACACCGACTTGCAATAAGCTTTGTCTCATAAGGCAATAGAGTACTATTTCTGAGATAAGCTATTGATAAGCTTAAATCGTGCAGAGTTTCCAAAAAGTTATTCTGTAAATTTTCAACCATTTTCCAACACCTACTCCCAAGTTTTTCTATCAAATGCCTTACCGAAGTAAAGACAAGTAGTAGATATGCTCATCAAAATTACTGCTGTAAATAAGTTACCAGCTCCGCCAGTTGCAAATAATGCTGCCATTCCTATACCAGAAAGGGCTCTTTTATTTTTTATACTCATATTTTATCCTCCTAAGCTATTTTCTTACTTGTCAGAGCAACTGTTTCGACTCTGTGGTTTATCTCATACCAATCTTTTCCACCTGATGGAGTTTCAAATTCCACTGTATCATAAACTTTTTCCTCACGTTCTTCTGAGAAGTTCTCGACACAATCTTTAAAATGTGTTATTTCTTCTTCAGAATATCCGTCTTCCTTTAGTTCTAATAGAAAGTTATTTAATTCTTTTTCTGGATATTCAATTTCATAGTTATCATTAACTTGAAAATCATTTTCTGTCAGCCAGTCATAAGCTATGTATTCCATTTCTTTCTTTTCCTTTTCTGTCATTTGAATCACTCCTTTGTTTACTAAAAAGTAAACTTTAAATTTAAAAAAAATACATTTCTTGTTTTTCTACAAAATAAGTTTACCATATAGTTAACAAAAAGTCAAATATTTTTGACAAAAATTTGATATAATATGCTTATAAGGAGATGATTAGCTATGAAATACAATACTTTAGGAGAATTTTTAAAAAATTTTATTAGTACTAGAGAGTTAACTTTAGAGTATGTTGCAGCTAAAACAAACAAAACAAAAAGTTCAATAAGTCAATACATATCTGGAAGTAAAAATCCATCCAAAGATTTTATAGACAGTTTTTTGGAAGCTTTTAAACTAACAAAAGAAGAAAGAGAAAATTTTTTGTTAGTAGCAGAACTTGGAAAAACAGTTTATTTAAAAGAAGAAATAAAAAAATATGTAAAAAAAGAATCTGAAAAAGAACCTTCAAATGTAACAGATGAAGTATTTGAAAGCTTTGTGACAATACCACTTTATGGAATGGCTTCAGCTGGAAATGGGCTTATAGAATCCGAAGAAAGCAACATCGAGTATATAAATATTCCAAAACTTAATGGTAATGTTAAGAAAAGTGACTTTGCTACAAGAGTAAAAGGCGATAGTATGGAGCCTTATTATCACAATGGGGATATTATCGTGGTAGATGTATCAAATCAGGATATAAGAACTCTAAACGGAAAAGAAGCACTTATATATTATGATGATA